TTAGTTCCTTTTAATTGCTTTATTAGAGTATCTATTATATTAAAATCTTCATCATTAGTATACATACTATAATTCTCACACATATAATGATTATCCATTTCTACTTCTTTTGTCTTAGAATTGTATGTATAAAAGCCACTACCAAAGCGGTCAAATGGTTCTACTTGTTCTATTGCGTTCGGTGGTGAATTGACATATGACCAACTGCATTTAGAAAAATATTTACATGATTCACTGCAACACTTCATTTTCTACCTCTTCTTTATGGTCTTGTCGAGAAGAACTGACCATAAAATCGTATATCATAGCTAGTGTTTTATTAATATCTTGTATATTATTGACAATCAATACTTCATTATATTCATGATTCATAGGTTTATGACGCACACAAATTTCTTCAACCCTACTCATACTATCACTCCTGTACAAATTTAACTTTTGCTTTAATTTGCTGTGTGTTAGAATTAATATCAATCTCTGAATATATATCAATTAAATCTTCTTCAATCATTCGTTGCGCGATTTTCTGTGCTAACTGTGTTTTAATATGTTGATCAAGATCAGCAGCAGTGGTTGTCAATAGTAGCTCTCTATCAATTGTTTCTTCAGCTGTAAGTTCTACTATATTGTGTGGTTCAGTTTTCCATTCAAGATCACCATTAGCTTTAATTTTAAATATAGAGTTATATTCACTAGTAGAAGTCTGTTCAGTTAAAGCTTCCAACAGCGAGCTATTTATAGTTCTACTTGGAACGCCAAATGATACTGACGGTTTCATTACAAGGTCTAAACCATCTTCTCCTTCTACATATACATCTCCTTCAGTATTCACTCTAATATCCCCACCATTTTTTACAAATATCTCCTTCAATTTATTCGCCATAATGATACACTCGGCTTTCTATATATGCAGGCTCTTTGTGAAAGATAGGAATATTATAATCAATTGTCCACTTCATACGAGTTACATATTCTCCTTCTGGAGTTTGTACGGACTTTGGTACTTTAATCGCGCAAGTACCACGTTTATACCAATCAGGATAATCATTAAAGTTAATACCTTTCTCCTGAAAAAGCATTTCTTGAATTTCATTACAAGACTTATTCATAAGCTGCCAATGAGAAAAATATGTTTGTCCTGCGGATTCAATAGCATTGCGTGTACAATCCTGTTGCCGCCATTCAAATACATTCAATACTTCTTCTTTAGGAAGAAGAAACGCACGAGCATCAAAGCAAGCAACCTTATTATCATAAGCATACTGAAGTGGCCGCATATTCCATCCGTCAGCACCGGGGCCAATTTCAAGAATTTCTTTTACATTCTTATTAAAGTAATATGTTGCCATTGAAGCCGCAACACTCACAATTTTCTGAATATTTTTACCAAACCAAGGCTCAGTATCCAAAGTATCATCATCTGTTAGAAGAAGAGTAATTTCATCAGACTGAGTATATCCTAGCTTACAACCCATAATATTTTTACAAAGGTCAAGCATAGTATATTCCATAGCACGACGAAATGGTTCATAATATGGGCGCTCAAAATCTTTTGTATACGAATGAAAATGTACACCATCAAGCCTAATAATAAGAGGCTGCCGGCGCATAAAGTATCGCCATTCTACATTTTCATATTTTTTCATGCGATCTCCAAGATTATCTTTTAACATTATTTCTTCATTCCTCTCATTATTATTTCAAGTTCTCGTTCTAAACAATTACTAGTAGATATTGACAAATCTATAGTTGCTGATGGAATTGTTACTGTAATTTGTCCGCTATGACTTTCATCCCATACATGTACTTCAACTTTATAAGTACCGTCACCATTCGCATATGCATTAATTTCATCTATGTTCATAATCATTATCCTTTACTTATTTCTATAATAATTATATCATAATTTTAATTTTAGTCAAATAAAAAAATGGCGGCATTTCTGCCGCCATTCAATTACTTACTCCATGTTTCCATAAAAGGATACACGATTTCACCAGTGCTACTAGTTACAAGACATGATACAAAATCAGTATTTGGGTCATGGTCATAAGCATATGCGCCAAGATAAGCATGATATGCTTGCTTTACTGCTGCAAAGTTATCTGCGCCGGTTTCTGCCTTTACTACAATGCCTTTGTCCCATGCATCAGTGGTCTTGTTGTGTTTGATTTGGTGTAAGAAATATACGTTTTCCATATTTCATTCCTCCTTGATTAAACCATTAAAGGTTTATGATTCTATAATTAGGTAGAAACGTCATAAATAAAACACATTATTTTCTTTCTATAAAGAAAAATGTCGCATTAAGGCGACAATTCTTTTAATTTATAAATACCATCTTGAGCTTCAATAAACTCATATTTTTCTACCATTTCTACATACGGCACTGTTTTATCTATTCGAGCATAGATATATTTTTCTGGCTGCTTACTTAATATCACTGAGAAATTAATAGTAATCATAATAATGCCACAAATAAGTTCAGTGATAACCACAGGCCAAGATGGTTTTTCTTCATGAATTAAATCGACTATTAGTAATCCTAAACCAATGCCAAAAATTATAAAACCCCATACAAGTAATAGAATATTCACAGCCATAGATGGTTGAATATTTTCAAAATGTAATATTTCCATATTAACCTCACTTTAGATCAACATTATAGTTTTTATATATAGTGTTGCTAGGTACATAAATAACGCGATAGATAGTAGTATATGGCACGTTTAGAATATAAGTATACCAATGCTTAAAGCCCGTGCTATAAACTGTGGCAAGATGCGGCTCTTCGTTATCATCTTCGCGCAAATATACTTCACTTGCGTTGATACTATTAACAATATATCCCTTATCCGTATCTCTCATATAATAATATGTGAGTTTGCCTTCTACGGTGCCACATCCAAGTATGAAGTGACCGCTTGTAACATTATTATCCTGAAGAGCTACAATAGAATAATTAACTTCTTGTAGCTGATATTCCTCTAGCGGCAACATATCACTCCAGAATGTGGAAAAGAGCCACACAATCGCGCCTGCAAGCACACCTCCAACCGCCATACCAAATTGTGATAGTGGCTCACGATCGTCAATAATCCATATAATATCAAAAACCCATATTACAAGAACAGCAAGAATTGCTAATACCATTTAAGTCCACTTATCCTCCTTTGGTAGAATAGTATAGATAAGACCATCTACTTTACGCACAGTAAAGTTCTCATATAACCAATTGACAGGAACTTCATCAGATAAAGTTACTTTATACTCATGTTCAGTTTGATTAGCCAAACAATAAATACCGAATACAAGGCCAACGCATATCATGAAGCACGCGATTATGCATACAATTCGGCCTCCATTTTTTCTATTTCTATAGTTATACATATCACTGATTGTACAACACATACCGATGGCTGCTCCAATAAATGCTAGCGCCGCGAGAACAATAAGTGGTGGGCACGACTCAGGCATCTTAATTTTATCTGTTAATATAATAACTCCAGTAGGCATACGTCCTCCTTAAAAGATAAACAAATCTAGATAGTCAGGTTCCAAGCCAAGCTCTTCACGCAAGATATTTTCCGCTTCATCCACGGAACCTTCATAGAAAGCATCTTCCATCATTGCGGCAGTATCACGGATCGCTGCCATTTCTTCTTCATAAGTAAGATTATCACGCTTTGCAAGCATAGTAGCAAGTTCTTCTAAAGTTTTAGGCATAATATCACTCCCAATTAAATTCTTCTGCTTGTAGACAATAAACATCTTGTGGCTCAAAGTTTTCATTCTTTGCGGCATGAAGGTCTTGCAAAGTTGTATTACTAATGGTACGGCCGCGAGCAGGACCATCATCATAGATCCCATCAAAATGGATGTTATCTTTACTAACCCAAGTAACAATTACATTATGATAATTTTCATCAGTCACAACATCACCAACATGTAGACGTTGCGCCAATAGTTTTTCTTTATTTTTTAAAACATCAAAAACTCTCTCTGGTGTTTGTTCATGTACTATTTTTGGTATTCCTGCCCCGTCAAAGAGAAAATATCGTTCATCCGGAGGCATATCATGTATAGTGCGTAATGCTTCAAAGGCGGCTTCTGCGCCTTTAATAAAGGAATTATCTATTATAGATATCATTTGTGAACCAGTTGCCATTAACTATTCCTCCAATTTATTGTTACATATTCATCATTATATTCGCGCCAATCACGTAAAGTATAGCCCTGATTCTGTAAATATTCACGAATAGGGGTATCAAGATATTCGTGCAAATCTATTTCATACTTTCCATTACTTGCCGCGCGTGAAATTGCTGTTGAAATTCGTTCTATTTGCGCCATTAATTCTTCTTCTAATGTTTCTCGTGTCATTGCCGCTGCTTCTTTAGCAGTTAATATTCGTGTTATCATCTCTAAATCTCCTTTGGACATACCAAACTATCTGGGCACATAATATTGGTCCAATCTATCCGCACCATAGCTTGCTTACCTTCATATTCAAGGCGAGTAACTTCATAGCCAAGAGCGCGCAAAGCGTCAATTACGTGATTGTTAATCTCGCCAGCATATAATATATGAGTTCCACCATGCTATACAGTGTCCAATATGCGTACTTCAATATGCTAATATATGGAATAATCTTCGGGAGAAACAAGGTATGCAGTCGCGCGAGCCTCAAGGGCGGTGAACATTGTTAACATATAATCTCTCCTCTAATTCTGGGATTTTCTTTATCTATATCTTTTATATATACATAATTTCAAAATGAAAATGAAATTAGCGTATACTCCTATACCATTCTAAAAATAGAATAGTCAAGCCAATTGCCAATAGCAATCCGTGCAACACCAAAATAATATATAGAAACGTCACCATATTTGCTTCCACCTCGCAAGCGCAACCTCTTTCGTAGGAGAAGGTAATCCTTCTGTGTCACAATACGGACACCGAACATACCATTCGTGCTTTGGTTCTAGCTGTTCCACTAATTCATAGATATGGCTATTACATACCGGACATACCATTTTCTTATTCCAGGCTCTATGACATTCGATATTTTCAACATACGTTACTTTCATTTTACTTCTCCTTTACAGATGACCATTGATTTGATTTGATATATAACGTGCAGGTAATACGGGGTGGGGTTTCGGGTATACGCTCATATACGTATATATAGTGCGAAAGTTCCAGAATGAAAATGAAATTGCATTTTCAGCTTGTACTTGCACTACTAACATTATACTTATTAGAAGTAGTATGAATACGATTTTCTTCATTTTCAATACTCCGTTCTATTACAAATTCTTCATAGTTATAGAACTCTTGGCCGCAAAAGCGACAGTATGGTTCTATCTAATGTGCTACCATCATACAATTACTACAATAATCAATACTTTCTCTTGTCTTTAGCAATGCCATAATATCACCTTAATCCCATAGTGTAGGGTAGATATGAGCTAGGCGTGTAAATGCCTTTTGCCGCAAGATTTCCGTCGCTACATGCGCGCGCCAATAGTCATTCTTGATGGCATCTATACGCGCGATCTCATCATCAGATAGTACGTACTCATTATAAAATTGCAGGTGCTGAATGGGCTGTAGACAGGTTCGGCCGCGCCACTCATTCAATCCTTCCCATAACTTATCATCTTCATCCACACTATCATAATTACAAATGCGAAGTAGATGCGCGAGAACATGCAGCTCGGCAGTCCAATCCTCATATGTTGGCCATTCATCATTACATGGACTGCCGCAACTTCTATCTGCAAGTTCATCCAGCGCATTAGGTATCATAGTTCCAAGATACCCATCTAGGTTCCATAAATCAACCCAGGCGTAGCCTTTTCGCGCGCGTGCCCACAAGTTCTTTCCTGCGTTAATCCAATCTTTTACTATTTTCCAGGGGTGTGTTAGGTAGTAGCGTGTACTCCAGCTGCGCCAGTATACTGGAATTTTATATTTCATATTTTTCTCCACCTTTCAATTATATTATACTTGAAATTTAATAAAAGTCAAATGTTTGAGGCGCGGCAGCGCCTCCTATATTTATTATTATTATATTTATTATATATATTTATTTTATATATTTATTATATATTTATTACTGTAGTCAAAATGAATGCTCTATGTAGTCAAAATGACTACATTCACATTCAAAATGACGGTTCTATGTAGTCAAAATGACTACATAGGGTGTAGTCAAATTGACTGCAATGGAGGATAACCTTCGCGGGAAACCTTCATTTTGAATGCATTCATTTTGAATACATTCAGGATGGGTTACCGGTTGGATGGAATACATAATTATTACCTTCCACTTTTTCCAAATAGCCTAGTTGTTCCAATGATTTAAAGGCGCGTTGTGCCGTACTTTCACTCAATCCAAAATCCTGCATGAGCGATGCGGGCGAATAGAAGAACGATTCGGCGCCGCCCCACTTATAACAATACAACCAAACCTTTAACTCATTGCCATTAAGGGTACGCAAAATAGGGTACAGCTTGTCCCACTTCAACGAATGTAAGAAATCCGTATCATTTGGGCCATTATACATCTCCTGTACCCCAGCTTTATCTATTACAATTTTTCGCTGGTTAGCATAATTCATGTGAGTATCACCTCGTGTTTCAGTGTATTACTTGTGTCACTTGCTGTTGATTAGTAGGGTAACTGCCTGCCGCAATTCAGGCGTTTCTTCAAAGTAATACACCATTTTCTCGGGATACTGTCTATTAGGCGCAATTTTAACTACAAGGAAGCCTTTCTTTTCCAGCTTTCTTGTTAGCTTGCGCGAAAATACTGGGTATAGTGTCATATGTGTTTAGTCCTCCTATATATTCTATATATATTATATTATAAGTTAAACTATAAGTCAAACTATAAGTTCAATTATAAGAGCGCACGAGTTGGACGAATTGTTTGGCTTCCTGTTCGGTCGCATAAAGATGGAAGTCTTGCGGCCGCTTATCATCATCTATTCTTAGGGGTAATACCGGCAGTCCCCACTCCAGCTCTACCTCCTTAATCGCATAACAAATCCCATTCACTCTAAATAAATAAATTGCGTGAGACGTATCCCACGCATCCATTGCATTGTATGTATCTATAATAAATGCCATTAAATTCATCTCCAGAGAAATAAATACCATAAGTTGGGTACATTCTAACACCTATAAATAGTAAAGTAGTAGGTCAAGGCAAATACCTAACTAATGTGGTTCCGATGAAAAGTGGTCTACTCTTGTTCCCCGATGATCAATAGGGAGACAGCGGGAGGTGAGCTTAGAATAAGGGAAGTGCCCGATTTCCAGCTCCTTGTCAAGTATTTGCCATTTTATCAGGAAAAAATTTTTTTGAAAAATTTTTGTCAAATAATTAAATAAATTTATTATTTTACTTTTTTATTATTATATCATAAAGAAAAATAAAAAGTCAAATATTTGAAAAAATTTATTATTTGACTTGTGTCATTTTCCAGCTTTCTAAATTTAGCCCCTAAAAATGGCTCGCACGAAAATTCATATTGCGGAGAGCATTGGTGCTCTCGATGTTGATAGGAACATGAGGACGGTCCGCAATAGGATTCTACGTGCGCGCTTTCTCATCGACCCTGTGTTCCGAATGAGGATTCGCCTAAAAATTTTTGCAGCTTTCTGGCGGGGCGTCCACGCAATTTCCTATATCCTTTCATCATAACATAAATTGCAGCTTTTGTCAAATATTTTTCCAGCTCGTAGGATTCCAGCTTTCCAGCTTTTCCAGCTTTTCGTCGCAGCTCGTGCGGGCGTAGTCATTAGTTAGAAGCTGGGCTGCAGCCGCTGTCAAGTATTTGACAATTTTCGCAACCGTATGTGCGTGAGGTCGCATAAAAATACTGTATACTGTATACAAGGGGATAAGCACATTTACGCCAATTTGTCAAGTGTTTGATTAGGTGTAAGACACCTAATACGTAGTTGACTTTTTATATTGCATGAGTATAATATAAGTATGAAGTGAAGGAAAACACTGAAAACCAGAAGGAGAATTATTATGTGGGATAATGTTGTAAATGTATTTAACACTCTGACGGACTGTATGCATCCAGTGCTTGCTGTGATATGCACAATCCTTCTGGCGGCAATTGGTCTTGGAATTGGATTTGGACTGTTGTTATTTCTTGCATGGATTATCATGTTAGTGTATAACAGTTTGGCCGCCATGTACAACTGGCCAGTCTTTTCCATTTGGTTCTGGTTGGGAGTGGAAGTAATTGTAAACTGGTTACGCACTGGTAAACTTCCTATCTCACTGGATTTCAAACTGAAACAGTAAGGGGTAATACCCCTTCTATAAATTTAGGTGTTTAACACCTAAGAATGGTTTGACTTTGCATATGATTCATGCTATAATTCATGCGTGAGGTGAAAGAAATGGCTGAATTACGTAAGGTACGGATGGAAGAAATCAAAGATTTGGTATCCTATAAACCGGATATTCCTTCTAATTGGTATGTGCCTGCAAAGCAAGCATGGACATATCTTGCATGGTGTTTAGTACAGATGCGTGATGGTAGAACCTTCCGTAGTGATAAAGATATGAATTATTGTATGAATGAATTTGAAAGATGGATTGAAGATACGGCAATTACATGTGGAGAGGAGCATTGAAAATGAAGATTAGACTTGCTACCCAAACAGATGTTTATAAGATTCGTAATGCGGTACGTCGCAAAAAGTTATTCTACTGCACTCCTTATCAGATTGTCGATGACCACACCAATAGGCGGTTGTATTGCGTATATGAAGGAGATAAAGTGCTTGCTACTTTCTCCCTCGTCTATGATTCTCAATGGGATTATGTCGCTATAAAGCGCTTGTGCATTTTGAATAAGAAGAACTGCGGTAAAGGTATCGCTCGGTTTGCTGTTCATGAAATTCTGAAGTATCTGCATAACTGCAAGGTTGGCGCTACTCCGTGGGAAGATAACCATGCAGTTCGCCACATACTTGAAGCAGAGGGCTTCAAACTGGAATATATGTTTGATGGGCATTGGTGCTTCTATTCAAAGGAGATGTGATTATGAAGTGTGAAATACTTGGTTTGAATAAAAAAATTCATGATTGCTATGTGGTATATATCACAATGAATGGTCATAAGTATTTTCATGGCGCTTATAAAGATGAAAGTAAAGCTAACTCCGTAGCAAAGAAATTGATGGGAAATGTGAAGAAGGTGGAAGAATGATAAAGTATCGTCCGCACAGAGGTTCGCTTGCGGTTTCAATGCAATTTGCTCAAGAGTTCAAAACAATTGAGGAAATGAAAACCTGTGTTTTGTTTGAAAATACTTTTAGCGGTTTCCGCATGTTTGACAGAGACGATATTGTTATTGGAGATATTATTGGCGCTGATGAACGTATAGGATGGAAAAACGTCCGTTATGTAATGACAAAACGGTATCACGATGAAGATTATATGAAACTATATGGTTGTCCGCAAGTTATTGGCATGTGTGATTTAGGGGAAGAAAACAATGAAAAGAATTAAAGTAAAGCGTTTGGTGTATTCTAAACTTGGTAATAGCGATGTCATTTATGGCGGTGAAGAATATGATGGAAACCTTACTGATGATAATATTCTTGACGCAATTCATGAAGTAGGTAAAACTGAATGGCGTCCTACTAATTGGATAGGTCCGGGTGATAAATGGGAAAATGAGTTATGGCTGTTAAAACCTGATTCTAATAATCCTAATGTTAAATATCCTACTTATCGTATTTATGTAGATACCTTTTATCGGTATGAGAAATCTTGGTATAATTTACTTGCTGATAATATAAAAAGAATCCTTGGTCTTTGACCAAGGATTTATTTTAGGTGTAATACACCTAAAGTAATTTGAAAACAAAAAATACACTTGAGACTTAAATCGCATCGCTGGCGGCTACATCTCAAGTGTATGTGTGTGCCGAATATTTCCCTACGGCTCGGTAGATTGCTGTCTATTTTTCTTCGAGAAACCATCAATCATGCAAAACTCGTCCATGATATAGGCACTATGTCGCACGTTGGCCAAGCGTACTCTCACGGTTAGTGGTTGGATTCACCGTTACTGGATTCTCTCCAGTCTCTCTTACCATATATCCGGAAGTGTGGAACACGAGGGAGTCGAACCCCATGTGGCCATCCTTGCTACGCCCTCTCCTGAACCTACGGAGATAGGCTTCTGCACATGTCCCATACACGGTGCATTGGCTATACGTACTCGCCATCTGGCACCGGACAGACCACCTTACGTATTAGAGTCGGTGGGTTGCTCTGCTTCGTGTTGATTAACGTCCGGAGAAGCATCTCGGACGAAAGGAAGGTTACGTCTACGACCCTATTATATGAACCTGTCTCGAATCAGTTCAAAACCTTAATTGCTGAATTACCTACGCTTGTAGGTATTGGGCTTGCCGGGAATCTTCTCGATCTCGTCCTGCCAGAGATTATTCAGAGCGTGCTGAACCTTGTACCGGTTCAGTCCACGAGCTTCGACCTCTTCACCGATTTCATTATACAGATCGGCGCAAGTGACCGGGGTATCGGTCAGGTTATCGACAATCAGAGAATGGATGCTTTCATAGGCGGCATCACGAGCAGCCTTTTCTTCAGCACCCTTGTTCAGTTCTTTGTCCAGTTCGGCAAGAACATCCTCATTAGTGAATCCGGCAGCAGTCAGAGTATTACGAATGATTTCGAGAGTGGATTTCTTCATAGCGAATTTCCTTTCTGGTTTTAGGAGTGTCCTTCTCCTTTTGTTCATCCTCATTATATCATAAATTTGAACCGGTGTCAAGAGTTTTTTTCATCTTCAACTTCACTTCAGATGAAAATCAAGGGAGAAAGTTTCTGTATGCGGTGAAGGCGGTACTGTCTCTGTTCCCCTCCTGACAGTTATTATTATACTCGGATTGGCTAAAAAGTCAAGAAAATGTTAGGTGTATTACACCTAATGTAGTTCGGGTGGTTAACCCCGATACAAGAGAATCAGAAAATAGCAATTGAGTGCCACGCCCGAGAGGTGCATTACCATCTCGTTAATGTGTCTACGCTGAGATAGGTCTTTACATACTCCGAAGAAAGCGACAGCAAGACCAAACCACGAAACTTGCAGGCCGAAAAGCATAATGAGGATCACGTTGAGCACCTGAATGAAAGCCCGTAGGTCATTCCATTCAAACCGGAAGGGTTCTTCAATTCCGAAAAATTTACGCATCAGTATTTCACCTTTCCTATAATTGATTGAATGTGCCAATAAACCCTATCATGTTCAGTATTTACTGTGGCAGTCAGTATCCACCCTTCAAGAAGGTCAATGATTTCACGAATGGGAGTAATTGTTTCTACCGTTTCTCCCGTATTCATAACATAACCAAAACTATATGATCCATTCGTACATAGACGGCTAAGTGTGCCAACAAGTCTATCATTATTAGCTCCATCAACCTGTGTCAGTACCATAATAAAGCGTTCAAATACTACTTCTGGGATTCTTGCCATGATGCGGTTTAAGGCCGTGTTGCGTTCTTCTGGTGTCATATCTCTCCCTCACTTTCATAAGTATTATATCAATTATGAAGTGTGGTGTCAATAAGAAATTTAGGTGTTTAACACCTAATAAGTAAAAGGATGGTATTACCATCCTTCATGATTATATTCTTTTTTACCGTTAGGGTCAAGACAAAGTAATTCTGCAAGACCTTCAAATGCTTTATCTACACTTTTGCATACATAGGGCGGAATAGTTCTTTCTCCGTCTGCATCTATATCATTGTCATAAGTGCAAAGGAACTTTAGCATAGAGATAAAATTGGCAATTTCTTCCTGTGTATACTCTATATTATACGTTACTTTCATTTTCTTTCTCCTTTGCTTCGGCTTCACGCTTTGCTTTATCTGCTGCAATCTTTTCGGCCTTCTTCTTGGCTTTTTCCGCCTTGTCAGCCTGCTTAGTATTGTAAGCATCAATCTCACTCTGCATCAGTTGTTCGGCAGTCATGTCCTCACGCTCTTCGGCAACGATAGCACCGATGCGAACATAGCGCTGATTACCATTTAAGTCAGTAAGCAAACAACCCCATTGACGATCATTGATTTTATTCCATACAATTCCAGTAACGTGTCTTTCAATTACATCTTCAAACACTTTATCTCTCAAATCTTTGTCTACAATCTGTTTAGAAACCTTAGCCATACCATACACTTCCTTTCTCTCTTGGTTCATACACATTATATCACATATATAGGAAAAGTCAAATCTATCTTAGGTGTATTACACCTAATATCTATTGGAAGAAAAATGGGGAATTACTTCCCCATCAGAACCCCGGCCACGTCCAACTGGCGGCCAAACTCTGCCCACGCTTCGTACAGAATCTTCTGCTTGATCTCTTCGGGCAGACCTTCAGTGAACTCACTGACAACAAGCTTGAAATTGTCAAGCAGTTCAGTTGCGACGGATTCTGGGAGCCACCGCTTACCATCCCGCACAATTACCAGTTTTTCGCAGTATTCCAGAAGAGCGTTGCCCGGGTTTTCTTCCTCTTCCTTTTCTTCTGCCTCTTCCTCTTCTTCTTCCGCTTCTTCTTCCTGCGGAGTGGCGGCATTCATAACGGCGTTCTGGAAATCGTCAGCATCGGCGAGATACTCCATGCCCATCGCTTCCAGAGCGGCATCCACAACCCTGCACAGACTATACAGGGAATATTCGTCAGTATCGAGTCCCTCGGCTTTAGCGGCATCACGGATAGCTTCCAGAACATTCACCATTTCTTTTCCAGTCAGTTCACAAGTAATCTTCATAGTATATAATCCTTTCTGGTTTGTTGAGGTTTTCCTTCCTCTTTTCATATACATTATAGCACATTTTGTGCTTAATGTCAAGGGTTTTTTCCAAGGGGTTCGCTACGACTTTTTGCTGAGGTTCGCTTGATGGGTTCGTTTTAGTCCCACACCCATGTTACGATCTTTCGTGGGTTCCTCTCCCCTTGGAACAATTGTATTATACCACTTTTATAGGAAAATGCAAGTTATTATTAGGTGTTTAACACCTAAGGGAAAGAAGGGTCATTACCAAAAGATATAGTAATGACCAAAATGGATTCCATGTTTATACATTTCCGGATCGCCTGTTTCATCTCTTGGATGAAGAATCCCATAAAGGATATAATTATAATCATATCCAATTTGGATTTTACGAAAGAAGAAATATTTATTCCACGTGTTCATCTTTTTTCTTCTTTCCTTTCTCGGCTTCTTTCATGGCTTTCTTAACGGCACGTTCTTGCGCTTTTGCTTCTTTTTCTTCCTTATAGGCAACCGCCGCTTCATGCCCATCATAAGGGATATAACCGCCTTCACCATTACGAGTGCCACGAGGGATACTTACTTTGATTTTCGGATATTTGTCATTTCCTTCTGCATCCACAACAGGAATGGCAATTTCTCCACTACCGACAATTTCAATCTGCTTTTCTTTGTCGAGGTCGAAGTGTTCACAGAGAGCATCTACAATTACTTCCATAATTTCACTACGCAGAGCATTTTCCAAACTCGCTTTACTCGCCATACTACCCCTCCTTCTGGTTTGCGGTTTTCCTTCCGTTCTGATAGAATTATATCATAAATTTTGATTTTTGTCAACAATGTATTCTGTATACAATTTAGGTGTATTACACCTAAGAAATTTTGGTATTAAAAAACCGCCCATAAGGCGGTTGGAATGAGTGATTACACCTTGAGGGTGTAAGTCTTGACCTTGCCAGAGTCATCGGCTTCGATTTCATCTGCCCAGTAGTTGGTCAGGGCGTAGGAAATCTTGCCCCGGGAAAATCCGGTTTCCTTGGCAATGTCACTGGCGGTGACGGGAGAAGCGGCAATCCGGATCGCTTCCATCACGGGATCGTGCATAGCGGCGTAGATCGCCCGGTTCGCTTCGGCCTTGGCCTTGCCCCGATTCAGTTCGGCTTCCAGTTCGGCCTTGATGGTATCGGGTTCGGCGATGGTTTCACCATTCAGCAGGGCAATCAGGGAAACGAGAGTAGACTTCTTCATACGATAAATTCCTTTCTGGTTTGTGAGGTTTTCCTTCCTCTTATCTTTCGTGATTATTATATCACGGATTTTTGTTTTTGTCAAGAGGAAATTTTTTTCGGAAACCAAGTGGAGTTGCCTACTAATCCGATTCTTCGGACTCCAATGGGGAACTTTATCGTGTTCTCTCACGCTCCCTCTGACAGTTATAAGTATATCATAAATTGATGAAAAGTCAAACATTTATTAGGTGTTTTACACCTAATGTATTCTGAAAGGAAGAGTGGGACATTTCTGTCCCACTTTCTTACATGGTTTTGAAGTTGTATACGTCAGACCGAACATATTTCTTCAAGTATTCACCTTTATATACTTCGGTGCCATCAACCTTGATACTAAACGGATGAAGAACAGGACGAGTAAGAATCTTTACGGGTTTATATGGTGTTGCCCATTCTGCACCACGTTTAATACATTCCCAAAGGATCGCAGACTCAATCTCACTGTCAAATAATCCCATATGTTCCTCTTCAAAGTCGGGATCATTGGTTATAAACTGATAAACAACTTCGGCAGAACCTTTGTAGTTTCCAGTATCTGTAAAACGTTCGTTAGTTTCGCAGAAATTCTTATAGTCGGTGTTTCCGGTGATATACAGACTGGCATATCCCCAAATATCATAGACCGCTACGGTTTCCAGAGGATTATTGCACCTGAACCAGTCGCAATTATAGGCAATAACTTTATCGTCAAAGTCGGAATTGTAAGCATACACTTCGGTTATATTATACTTGATAATATCTCGTTTGAGTTTCTGCATAATATAACCCCATTTATCCATCTCGGCATCGTGCCGACGCATCATATCAATATATTTTTGACGCTTTTCTTTGTAATATGCAGATTCAAACAGAGGCAGATTATGCCATACTTGCTCAACAACATTTGCCTTGAAATCAACTATTGTACCAGTTTCTTTTTCCATTATAACCCAAGAACAGTCATAACAGAAACACTTGTCAAGTCCAGTTGTTTCAGTATCCAGAACAATTACATTTTCCAATATTATCACTCCTTCGGTTTATAGGGTTTCCTTCCCTTTATTTCATACATAGTATAGCACAGTTTCGGGAATTTGTCAAATTTAGGTATTAGGTGTTTTACACCTAATATTAAAAATGAAATAAAAATAAGGGGTTTAAACCCCTTATCCGAAAGCAATAGTGAGTGCGTGAATGATATGGTCAATCAGTTCTTCGGTATAGTCCTGAGTGACTACAACCTTTGTGGCAGTAAACGGAGGTTCCATATACTTTTCATTGTCTGGGTCAGTAATGAGTGTAGTCTGTTTCATATCAAATGCACTGAAACGTCTGTTGGCATCTTCTCCATATGCACAACCACAGACCGCATCACCATCGAACAGAACAATATTGTAATTGCAAGTCTGCGGTTTCTGCATCTTCATAAGAATTTCCTTCATATTCTCAGGAATTGAATTTCCACCATATGTCTCAAGAACACGGTCACGAACGTTTTCACAAAGGCGGAAATGATTATTGATAAATCCAACGTCCATACTGAAATTTTTGTTTTTGCGTTCAACTTCAGATAGAACCATGAGGATTCCATTGGTCAAATCTTCATTGTCGCTGAAACTACCGGAACAGTCAATGATAAGATTCAGATGGCAAGTACCGAATTTGTTATTGCCCTGTGTACTCATGGCTCGATCAAAGAAACGATAATCAGGGCGAGTCACGGCACGAGGATTGAATACGCCAGAATACGCATTAATTCCAGAACCACCCTTGTTCTTCTTGTTGAAATTGCCGATAATCATTTCAACTGTTTTCTGGAAATCATTTAATTTCTGAATCTGAGACTTTGAAAGATTCTTTTTAGCATCCAGAGCATTACCAATCATACGTTTGATCTGTTCTTCGGACAATTCACATTCGTGAGGATCACCCTTGGCAGGTTTTCCTTCTTTATTCTGTTCTTCTGGATTATCGCTCGGTTGCTTTTCTTGGCTGTCAATCGGTTGCTTTTTCTGGCTTTCACCCTGCTGTTCTTGACCCTGCCCATGATCGGATGATTCGCATTTATCTATTTCTTGCGGTTCCCCTTCTCCGCCTTCGCCATCTTGCGGTTGAAACTCTTCCGGGGATTTATCAAATTCATCAGCAATCAACTCCCACAGAGCATCAATGTCTGATTCATATGAACAACAATTAGGATCCCCATGATAACGTTGAGAATTGCGGTTAAGTCCGGCATAATTTTTCAGAATCTTTTTAACTCGTTTCTGAACCTTTGCAGTTCCCAGACCAAACCGAACGGCATTAAAGTAAGCAGACTTCAAATCTACGGCCTGCGGAGCATGACCGCCATGAACGTCATACAATTGTTGCCGGAAATCCACGCCGTGATAATAGTGCCGAAGAACTGTTTCAATACGTTCATCTTCCATGGCATTAACTCGGAATGAAGTATCAAGTTGATGGTCAGTAGGAGTCAGAATAGCATGACTGACTTCGTGATAGAGCATGGAGCGAACTGCTTCTTCTTCATTGCAGTTTCCAGTAATCTGCTGACAACGGTGCTGAATAATGGGATAGGACACAATGATTTTATCTTCCATCGGGGAATAGAAAGAAGTTTCTGCTTCTTTCTCCAAAGTGACGGGTATTCTACGTCCCGTATAGAAGCCAATTGGCAATGTGGAGATAATGGATTCACACTTAGCAAAACTCAGTTCCATTTTTAATCATTCCTTTCTGTTCCCCTTTGGAACAATGATAGTATAGCATACATGAAGATAGAAGTCAACATATCATTAGGTGTATTACACCTAAAGGACGTTTGGAAAAAAGAAGGGGATTACTCCCCTTCGGTTGTTTCCATCCCGATGATGGCCTTGGCCAACTGTTCGGGACTAAGCATAAACTCCCGGGCATCGGAGCAACGGTCAACCAACGGCTCAGGCAAGCCGTAGACCATACCGCCAAGAGAAAGGTTCATTGTTCCGATAATCTGAAATCCATCGTGGATATGCACCGGACGATTCTTGTAGTAGAACTCAGTCTTGCCATCCACAATACCCTGCAAGAATCGGAGGGAATCGAACGGCAGGAGATTGATTTCATCCAGAACAATGGTCTTGCCCTGTTCCATACAATCCCACAGGAGGGAAGGATTAAAATCGGGGTTGCCATCTTTGAAGATAAAATCTTCCATCAGATCAGACGGCAACATGGAGGAATTGCATACAATACAACGGTTGTCGGATTCCTGCTGTGCCAGAGTAGTTTTACCAGTACCGGCACTTCCATAGTAAACCTTGAACCGAGTATTAATATGAGTGGACGGTTCACCATACTGGGCGATTTTTTCAATAATGTCGTTAAACTCTGCACTCTGAATTTTCTGCGTCACTTCTTTCAGATAGGACGAATCCATGAGTGCAAAGTAGTTGCGGACATAGTTTCTTGCCTGTTCTTTTCCCTGACAAGCCATAAACGCAAAAGTATTGGTGAACCGGAAAGAGGGAGTAAAGGAAAATTCTGTGAAGAAATCCATCAGCTTACGGATTCCTACCAACAGGACTTTCTGCGGATCAACAGCAGGTGTGGGAGTGGATACAGCTGCAACGCCGGCAAAAATTGTCGGATAACGGTTAGTAGCAATCATTTCTTTCAGCACACTTGGACGATCCACATAAGGAGTAGCTCTCATGACGTTATAGAATCCATCATAGGCATTGTAATCAGGATGGTCACGCTCAATCAGATACGTGGCTCCGTTGCGTTCGCCATAAAAGGCACCGTCCACACTCCGCTTGGTAATAGTCATCACTTCGTTCAGTTTCATTTTTTTAGTTCCTTTCTCTTGTTTAATTTTGTTCCGTTTCCCTCTCGGAACAAGTATATTATAGCATAAATTCAAGGAAAGTCAAATGTTAAATTAGGTGTTTTACACCTAATGTTGTAAAAAGGGGAATTACTCCTGATGGAGTAATTCTTTGAGAACGGAAAGGATTTGGTCGGGAGGATATGCGTCTCCGATCCATCTGTCTCGAATGGCCGGGTTATCATCGAAGAGAATATCATCCGTAGCTTTCATCCATTTTTCTTTCGACACTCCATATGACGTAATGCGGACATAATTCCAATTGACAGAAGGGAGATGCTCAAAGAGCCAATCCCACTTGGCATCACGCACCGCACAGTCATAATCATGATCTCCGTCTTTAGAAGTCCAGCTGATGACGCCAATGGTATAACCGAGGGTCTGGAGCTTATTCAGATACCGAGCAAGTAAGCTGAGGTTTAGAAGGGGTTTAGCTTCAACATAAGGTGATACATCTTTAGAGCGCAGTTTTGGAAGCCAATCAGTTACGCCGTACAGATCGGCAATAGTTCCGTCCATGTCAAACCAGATAGTCCGCATCGGGAATCATCTCCTTTCATCGTGTATATAATACCACGGTTTAGGGATTTTGTCAAGCGATAGGATTAGGTGTGTTACACCTAAGATTTAAAAATGAAATTAGCCCGGTATTGCTACCGGGCATGACGGAGGAAGTGAGGTGATCTTACGCCTTGCTGTAATAGGACTTCTTATCGCCCTCACGAGTACCCGCTGTGAGGACACCCTTTTCAACAAGACGACGGGCGGACTGACCCACATTCATGGGCGTAAGGGTGAAAGCAACCTTGCCTTCAAGTGCCTGCATGATGTCGGTAGCGGTACATTCAGTAAAGGAAGGCATAGCGCTGATGACTGCATCCAGTTCATCTCTGCGAGCCTGTGCTTCGGGGTTCGGTCCCTTGGGACGGGCAGGAGCGCTTGCTTTTTCGGCTTCCTTCAGAGCAGTCTCGGCTTCCCAAGCCTTATACTCTGCAATGGCTGCGTCCATATTGAACGCCTTGTGGTTCTTAGTATCGGCCATCAGAGCGGCACTAACCGCGACCTTGACGATGCCTTCGTCGGCGGGAATGACCACGAAATTGGTCTTGTTGTTACGAGCCATCTTGGCTCCGGGGATAGACAGGATAGTGTTGAGGATTTCGTTCTTATTCATAATAACTCCTTTTCTCACGGTTTTCAGTATACGGCAGACCGCTAACTGCACAAATTGATTCTTTGTCTTTCGACATTTATATTATATCAGAATTTAATACTTTTGTCAAATATTAAATTCTGTTATTTTTGATTTAGCAATGCAAGCAGTCATCTTGCCAAACGCGGTAACACCCCTCGTGCGCAGTGAGCGTTGCTGACCAAACAACGGCTTCATTGGCCACTGCGTGAGGACTTGAACCCCTACACTACGTTCTTGCTAAATACTTCCAAGGCTTTGAATTTGATAGGATTCGAACCTACTTTTTCTTCCCCATCTGGGAAGTGCCTTACCTGTTGGCCACAAATCCGCACAAGATATTGTTCCTTGTACTTCGGTATCTTGCCCCTCGGAACAATTATTATTATACTCAGTTTTGGGAAAAAGTCAAATGTTTATTAGGTGTATTACACCTAAGATATAAAAGGAGGATTACTCCTCCATCATTCCATATCGAGTAAGAATCTTTTCAATCTTATGAACATCTGCATCGTTGCAGGTCACGGGAACACGAATAGTATTAGCTTTCTGATTGACTTTCAGCTCACCAATACTGCAGCCTACCTTTTCAACCATACAGTTGATGATATGCAGGGCAATGCGGTTTTTTGGTAGATAATAAGTGCGAGTAGTCATCCTACAATCACCTCCCACAGCTCAACGTGGTTCTGCTCCCATTCAGGCATAGTAGCGATCCATTCTGTGCGGAGTTCCTCAGTAGCAAAGAAGCGAGTCCGACCAAAGGATTTTACGGCATACAGTTTTTTCATAGTAACCTTCTCCTTTCGTGTTCCTTCTTGGAACATACTCATTATATCATGTTATGGGAAAATGTCAAATAAATATTAGGTGTGTTACACCTAATATAGTTTGATGCGGATTACTCCGCATCTACGTCATGTCTGGTAATTTCAAAGCATCCGGCATTACCATCTTCAACACAACCGTAATAGACGCATTTCTGCCATCCATCCCATACGGTTTCTTCCACGTTATCATATCCCCATTCATCTTTAACCATGGTAATAGCGGCCTCAGTTGCTTTTTCAACACTTGAGTACACACCATAACATCCGGCATTACCACATGTTTCAACAAGAGCATATACTACCATTTTCTTTTCCTCCATTCTTAATCATCACCATAAGAAACAGTATAGGGTGAGATACCATGCTCATAACCTTTATTTTCATATCCGCAACGTGGACAACGATGATAAACTACGGTTTCTAAGCCACGCATACGTTTAGTTACGTAATGTTCGCCAACTCTATAACGAGTATTACAACGCATACAACTAAAATCATATTCCTGTTCTGGAAATTTCCATGTGATGATTTTTACCGGATGGGAACATCCATAATAACCATATTTATCATCACGATAATCTTCAACAGTATAGCTATCGTATCTCATTTTTATTCTCCTTCCTCTTCAAGAACAACTTCACGCCAGTACCAAAGATGACGGTTGTCAGGATGACTTTCCATTAAAGTACAGCGTCTCTCAGCTTTTTCCATTGTATCATAGGCAACTTCGACAATATCAACTTGATTGGTATCTTCCAGCTCACCCATGACCACATAGACACGTTTCATTATCGCCACCTCCAATTTCTTTCATAGGCAATACCTATTAGAACACCGATAATTATACTGATAAGAATATATATCAGTATCATTCCCATTCCCTTCCTTTGTATATCAATTTCTTATTTCTATTGATTGCTCGTCTAATAGGGCGCTGATGTCGTGATTTCTTATAGGCTTTACGATTCTTCCAATATCGTTTTTCCTGTCGATGCAAACATACATAATAGCGCATCATTCTTCAGCCCTCTCTTTGTGTTTCGGTTTCTTCCTGCGCTTGTCAGGAATTACTTTGGTAGGCGGTGGCATAGGTTTCCGCTGTTCCTGTATAACCTCCAACCATGTTTTGGGTTTCTTCATAATCTTCCCTCCTTACAATGATATTATAGCATAAAATTTGAAATTGTCAATATAATATTTTAGGTGTTTTACACCTAAATTAGTTGAAGTGGATTACTCCACTTCCCACGCTGACACGTAATAAATAGAACCTTCATAGCCCGGATAATGATAACATTCGGCACAGTGCCATGCATCATATTCATGCGTAAGAATAAGCATTGGTTCACCGGATTCTACCGCATAATCTTTAATGGCTTGAATTGCTTTTTCTTCGGTTTCGTAAATGCCATAAAGATACTGGCTTTGGTCATAATCATGCGGATCGTGTTCTACTATCCAAACTTTCATTTTCATTCCTCCTTATTTCCACTCCTTCTTTATCAGCTGAATTGTTTTAACCACCATAGCGCCCATGATGGCGCAGCTTACCAAGATCATCATTTCCATATCGTTTTTCCCCTTTCCGTATACTTACTCTGATTGTGATCTACTTTCCGCTTCAAGAACGTTGGGACTTTTTTTGCTCCGCCATATACTGCTACAAGCTCTTTTTGTGTAGTCACATACATGGTAATGATTTTCAGCTTGTCCTCGGTTTTCACAATGGTAATGCCAGTATCGGTCAGACAAATCCAGCGCCCTGCCTGATCCAGACTGAAACGGGTATATTTTTCTTTGACAATTTGGCCCAGACCTATATCATCTATGATATGTTTTACTCGGTCTGCCCTCTGGACTGCTACGTGGTACGTCATCTGTTCGTTCATGTTCAATCCCTCCTTTGATGTCTATATTTTATCATATGATAGACTTGTTGTCAAAGGGATCTTAGGTGTGTTACACCTAATATAGAAAAAGAGCGATTACTCGCTCTTCAGTCCTACGGTTACATACATTTTATATTCTTTGCCTTCAACGATTACCGGAACTACTGCGGTTGAAGGGAAGCAGCTTGTTACAGGCATTTCATAGTGTTCGGAAGAATCAGCAATCAGATCATCCAGTTTGATCGCAGCTTCTACTAAGGCATCGTACAAATCACTCATTTTCACAGCTCCTTTGCATAATAGGCCAGCCCCATGCCGGTTTCCGGGGAACAGTTGTAATAGCTGATCGCATTGCACAGCTTATCAAAGTCTGCATTGGGATCATCAGCAGGTTTGGAAGTCCAGTTCGCCATAAAGCTGTCCGTCCGCATTTTGTTGGGGATAATCATGATAGTTTCTCCGGCATTGTACAGGGTACGGGCATGAGTCTTTGTGATCTTTACCATGGTTCTTACCGCCTTTCTGTTCCCTCTTGGAACAATTATATTATAGCATAAGTTGGAGATAAGTCAAATAATTATTAGGTGTGTTACACCTAATATTATTGAGGCGACCGTTATCGGTCGTCCCATTCGTCCTGGGAAATACCAAGGATTTCAAGATAGGATTCTTCTTCATGCCAGAAATAATCGTTAATATCTGTTTCTGTCCAATCTCCACAGACATCATCCGAAAGATATTCGTCCAGCCGTTGTAGCTCTTCATCTGTCAGCTTGTCAGCACGTTCTTTGGCTCCACCCCAGAAGTCAAACTCTAACAGAGATTTTTCTACAGTGTACGTCATAACAGCTTCCTCCTATATGTTTTCAATTAGCGTCCTTGCAACCGGAGGGTCTGCGCACTGCCCACAATAGATTCTGTACCTCTGCATCCCTTTTGCAAGTTCTTCAGAAGGAGTCGATCACTCCCTTCCGCAAGAGTATATTATCATATATGGGTATAAAATGCAAATTATTCTTAGGTGTGTTACACCTAATATATTTAGAATGAAATACCCGCCTTAGCGGCGGGTGAGTAATTACAGCTTGCCCCAGTAAGTGACATTGCGGTAGCAAATAGTGTTATCATACTGGTTGACGCTGTAGCTGTTTTTTCCACCCAGTCTTATCAGCTCCCACATCAGCAGGTTAGCTTCAGCTGTGGTCATTTTATTCCTGGTAAAGATAGCAGGATGAACCCCGTCATTACGGTAATAAATGACTTCCGGCTTGATGTAGACTTTGGTACTGTTGTAGTAGGTGATGCTGATGCTCAGATAAGTCTTTTCCATGTTATTTCCTTCCTTTCTGTTCCTCTTGGAACGATTATAGTATAGCATACTTTATTTTAAAATGCAAGTATTTATTAGGTGTGTTACACCTAAATAATATCGTAAATAAAAGAGCGGGTGATCAGTCCGCTCTCGCCCATATATCAACACCAGCTTGGGCAGCCCCATACGGTAATTAGTCCGTGATAGACAGGGCACTGGTGAGGGACGATAACGGGCGCCATTCATTAGTAAGCCTGTCAGTAGCCGTTCCTACTGCTTACGGCATCTTAGTCCGGTGGAATCACTTTCCCTTCCTCCTTTCGACATCATTATAATATCATATTATGTGATATAAGTCAATTGATATATTAGGTGTCTTACACCTAAATTATTTTGAAATGTAATTGGGGACCTGGGAGGTCCCCGTGAGATATTAGAACAGGAAATCATTAGCACAGCACCTCTCCATGGCGAGCAATATAGACCTCAAATGCAGCTGGCGGCAGCTCGCTCATCTGCTGAGTCCAGCTGGTCATCAGATATACCCGGCCAGCTCTATTGCCCTTGAAGCTTTCGGCCAGCTTCAGCAGAGCACGGCGAGACCGAATATTCTTAGGCACAACAAGTTCTCCATCATTGCCCATCGGGATATAACCGTTAGTGTAAGCATAGAACAGGTACATGGTATCAACCTCGCTTTACTTTATTCTGTCCTCTGAGGACAGTATCATTATATAATGGTATGGTATTTTTGTCAAGAAAAGATTAGGTGCGTTACACCTAATCTGAAGAGGGCGGGATTTCTCCCGCTCACCACTCTTCTTCACCGAACTCAAAATCATCAGCTTTATCGCAGATTGCAGCTGACCGGGCGACCATCTCATGTACCTCTTCATCGGTCAGCGCATTCAGGTCATCATAGCGGTTGATCAGTTCAGTTAAGCGTGCATCCTGCCGGACTTTGTGAGAAAACTCTGCGAACGTCATAGTACGTTCCTCCCTTCTTTGATGCTCTAATAGTACACTAAATTACGATTTTTGTCAATCATTTCTTAGGTGTGTCACACCTAATGTTGTTTATAAGAAAAAACCGGGGCATTAGCCCCGGTCCCGGCACTCGCCGGTGTAAACGTTGAACTCTTTGTTGTCCCGATACAGCTGCTTTGCCAGCTGGTAGGTAAAGCCCCGCTCCCGCATAAACCAGCCGATGTGCTTGATCGTGGTCATGGAGTACAGCCCGTTGACATGGAGCCAGCCTTCCGGCGTAATTTCAATCACGGGCGTGGTGTAGCTTACCATGATAACAGTATCGTCGGGCAGGATAGCAACGTGGGACTGTGCGTACTTGTGGCCGTTGTTGGGGCGGATCGTGGTTGTGATGTTCATGTTCAATCCTTCTTTCTTTTATTTCTTGTCCCTTCGGACAAGTATATATTACCATAGCCTTGCCTATATGTCAATACTTTTTTAGGTGTGTCACACCTAATAATGATAGGCCTTCCTCAATCGAGGAAGGCGTGGAGGAAGTACATGACCATTTCCGGGTCATCTTTGCCGATCACATCGGGCATCTTGCCGGTACGAGCCATCAGCTTTGCCATTTCACGCTTGGCGGTTTCATAGTCAACATCCAGATGCAGGTCCAGCTTGGCGGCGTGGTTGCTGGTGTAGATGCGACCCTTGCTTTCGATGCCGGTCTCCGGCTTCCAAACATACAGACTTACGCTCAGATAGGTGTTGCGGGTGGGGAGATTCTTCATGGTATCGTACCTCTTTCTTATTTATTGTCCCTCCGGACAACTATATATTATACCTTTAGTGCGATCTTGTCAACTCATTATTAGGTGCTTTACACCTAAGAACAAGAGATAAAAAAAGAAGGCCGTTAGGCCTTCTTAACTTCGTGTGGTACCCACACCTTCCGCCAGTCGTCCTCGGCGGTTTCCACTGTCCAGCCGTGATCCAAAGTCCAGCTGGAGATATATTTCTCAGCTTCTGCCTTGCTGATGGGCCAACTACCGTATTCGCAGCAGTAGCGGTAAGTAAATGCACACTTGATGTAGATGATGCCCAAGTCCTTATCCATGTTCGTATCTCCTTTCGTGTTCCTTTTGGAACTAATTATATTATACTCAAATATTATGTGGTGTCAACCAATTATTAGGTGCATTACACCTAATATTTTAAAGGGCGGCCATTAGGCCGCCGTTAGGTCTTTAAATACATCACGCGCTTCTTCGAATGAAGGGCTTGAAAAATATACATCTTCTACACCATCATAGATTTCCCAAACAATCCACCCGTGAAAATGTGCCGTGTCGAATCGCCGCAGTTCATAGGTAACTTCAATACTATCCATAGTGTAACTCCTCCACTATTTATTGTCCCTTAGGACAATTATATAATACACTTTAACCAGGTAATTGTCAAATAATTATTAGGTGCGTTACACCTAATCCCAGCTCTCCAGCTTCCCGGTTCCAGCTCCAGCTTCCCGGCTTGTTTAGGTGTCGCAGCTTATTGCGACTATTTTGTTATACATTCAGCTTACAGCTGTTCAGCATAAAAGTACAATAATACGACTGTAGTAGCTGTGGCACCTCAGCTGCTGAAAGAAGGTTGACTTCAAAGTACATAGGAAAGTCTTTTCCTATGATTTTGATAACCTTTTAACGTCATAACAGTATCACAATTATATAATTCTGTCAAGACCAACATTAGGTGTATCACACCTAATAATTCATGCAAAAGAAAAGTGCCCGTAGGCACTTAGCAATAAGCAAGTTTTTGCGTTTTCCATCCCCAAATGGAAATCTGTTTGTATTCCCTGCCGATCTTCAATGCTTCCTGTTTGGTACTGATGCGGAAAGAATGGTCAACGTAGTAGATACCACCGGAGTACCAAACACCACAATTGCCGTTATACTGTTTGACGGCCCTGATCGCTTCCTCTGCTGTGGTTACTTCTATCCCATAATCTGCGACTTGCCACCCGGTTTTATAGCGGATAATCTTTCCGTTTTTCAGTGTCAACCCGTCATCCTCTGTCAACTTGCGAATTGTCCGAACATTAATCATGGCCTTTGGCCTCCTTCCTTATGATACTTATATTATACAGTTTCGGGATTGTGCACGCAACTTATTCTTAGGTGTGTCACACCTAAGAATGAAAATGAAATTAGAGGCGGTTTCGGGAACCGCCTCTTCTGTATATTAGATTACGTGGATTCTACGCATGGGAACCAAACGCCAGATTAAGATTAAGTAGTTGCAGCGTTTAGCGTCCTCCAAATATTCCCGGGCAAGATCTGATTCTATGTCGGGGAAAAAGGTGTGGAAAACCTTACCAGTGCGGGGATTGACGTACTTCAGCTCGATTACGTAGTTAGACATTAGGTGTGCCCTCCTCAGTAGAGTTATTTTGTCCCATAGGACAATTATATTATACTCAGAGGGGTATCATCTGTCTACTTTTTCTTAGGTGTGTCACACCTAATAAATACTGATGGGCAAAAGCCCATCAGTAGCACCTCCCTTCCCGCACCACGTCCCGGATGATGGCGAACTGTTCGCCCGTGGCGATCTTCTCAAGAATCTCAAAAGAGAACTCAAGACCGCAACGGCCCCCATGAGGGAAGGCCCGCCGGGTGAAAGTGAACACGTCGCCCGTCCGGCGGTATTCCTGCCGATCGAAGGGGAAAGTTTCGGCCGTGGCGATGTTGCCGGTGATGGCAAGAATAAAGGGGAAAGACCGGTTAACATGCGACCAATAGCAGTCAAGTTCCGGGCAGACTTGCCGGAAAGAAGAGGACTTGCAGTAAGAGGGGAGTTCACTGATGCGGATATAGTTGGCGATACAGTTCATGGGGATACCTCCTTAAATATTTGATACTAAAGTATTCGACACGGGAGGGCGGAAGTCCTTCTTTTAGTTTAGGTGTGTTACACCTAAGAATAATGGGTACACCCTCAAATGAGGGTGTACCGCCATTCTCCATTATCGCGGGAGCGGACGATGTCATACCAGATGCCGTCATCGTCCAGCTCCTCACTGGCCACATAACGCCAGCTTCCACGGAGGTACTCATCACGGGACAGGAACTCCAGGCGACCATACTCAACGGAATACTTAGTGGTTTTAGACATAGGAAATAAACCCCCTTTAAGAATATTCTCCCCTTCGGGACAAGTATAGGATACACCCACCAGGAAAATCTGTCAAGTTTTTATTAGGTGTGTCACACCTAAGAAAATAGTGTGTGAAAAGCGGGGCCGCGCCCCGCTGCAAGTTATTCCCACCATGGCCCGAAGAGGTCAACCCGGGACTCTTCCTCTAAGGGGTCACACTCGGATAAGTCCCACCCCATGGCCGCTTGCAAGTCCCATGTGATTTGATCCAACAGATCCATCATTTCATCAAATTCCATTTCGGACAGAGAGTCGGGATTGAGTTCATACTTGGTTGCGAGTTCCTCAAGACGGGGGGTTTCCTTGGTCCGCAGGGCGACTAACTGAGAGAATTCATTCATGGTCATTGTAATGACCTCCTTTCTTTATATTATAATTATACTCGTTTTAGGCCAGGGCGCAACTTTTTATTAGGTGCGTTACACCTAAGAAAAAAGAGGTGGCTTAGCGCCACCCCATCATCCGAAAATATGCGTCGATGTCGTCTATGTGTCCTTCCCAATAGACTTCTACCACTTCATCATCTTCTTCCCGTTCGTTAATCTGCCACATCATAAGGTTACAAATATCACCTATGATCCAAAGTCCTTCTTCCTCATAAAATCCCCACTCATCACCGTTTTGATCGGTACAAGTTACAACAAAGAGAGTCGAGTTGCCTACACGGTCAAGTGCGGTTACTACCGCAAGTTTCGGATAAAATTCACCATGCTCTGCGCAAGCGGGGACAAGAAGAGAACAAGAGAGAATAATGGCACAAGTGATGGCGGTGGCAATGATGGCAATTTTCGTGGTTTTCATGGTACTGACCTCCAAAATTTTATTTGTCCCTTGGGACAATTATATTATAAAGGCTAATGCCTTTATATGCAACCTTTTTCTTAGGTGCATTACACCTAAGAACGGAAGAGAAAAAAGAGAGGGGTTTATACCCCCTCTACTATGCACGCCTTCGGCGCTGTCCACTCGCTAAAGCGGAAGTGGCGGTTCCACCGGTCGCAAAACTCTTCGGCCTCCTCCTGGGTCTGGAACTCGTTGATGTACTGTCCCCACTGATCTACTACATAAAACATACTGGCAACCTCCCGTGTTTTTATTGCGTCTTTCGACGCTCTTATTATAGCACTCTTATGGTGCGCGTGCAACTATTTCTTAGGTGCATTACACCTAATATTTAGAAGGGGGAAATTATTTCCCCTTGGTCCACCACTCGGGAAGAGTGAACCGATATTCTATAGTCGGATTAAAGCGTGGTGCGGGTGTACGGTTGATTACTGAGTTGTTTGCCTTTTCAACATAAGTACGTGCGCTCTTTTCGGTCTGGTATTCGCCAATGGGCCGAGTGTTCTGCTGACGGGTAACAAGGATCGCAAAGGTGTTGTGCGGAGTCTTGATGTAAGAATAAGTCATGATGGGATCCTCCTTTAATAATGTGATACTATAGTATTCGACGTCGATGGCGTAAATTCCTTCTTTTTCTTAGGTGCGTTACACCTAATACTTCCAGCTCGTCTCGCGCGCATAAAGGCCAGCTTCCAGCTCGCTTCACGCGCGTATAGGGTCCAGCTTCCAGCTCGCCCCGCGCACGTAATATATATATACAGGGGTGTATGTGCCTGGGAGGCCCGCGGCCTACCCTGGGCCTGGCCTGGCCAAAAGTACCTCGCCTGCCGATATACTGGATTTGTAACATTTCTGTAATAATTCGTAACATTTTAACCCTCCCCTACAATGCTATTATACTATATATAGGGCCTGCCGTCCACTAATTATCAGGTGTAAAACACCTAAATCTTTATTTTTCAAGGCCTGGAGGCCTTTTTCAGACTCTGGTCTATTATTACGAATTTGTTACAACCACTATATATAGTGTTTTCCTTTTATCATAGTATAGTTGGCGCAATTATATTTGATCAAATATATTTGTGCCCGATTATATTTGATCAAATATTATATGGTCAAATTATATTTGATCAAATATTATATGGTACAATTATATTTGATCAAATATAATCGGTTCATAGTTAGTTATAACTAACCAGGGCACTGGTTAGTGTATGCTAACTTGTACGTACAATTTGAATACATTATAATACATTATAATACATTATAATACAAGTTAACTTGTATTATAACATTATAATACAAGTTATAACATTATAATACAATTATATTATATCAAGTTGTCTGTATAGAATAGTACAAAAAACGCAAAAAATGAGAAGGATTTGTATGCAAAAAATAATACTTTTACCGTGTTGGACAACTGTACAATTTCCATATTATGGAAAGAAAAATGCATAAAAAAATGAATGGATATACATGTATACAATAGTATAGTTTATGTTATGTTTACGGATACAACGCCCAGGTTTATGTTATTATAGGGATACAATAGGCCGAAAAATTTTCTTTATAAAATACATCATTTTCGGAAGGGAAAAACAAATATGCATAGAATCCCTTTATAGGGATTTCCCGCAAGGGAAACCTGCCGGACGGAATCGGCCGTCCGGTGACAAAACGGACGTACCTTGACAACTTAAGCAAAGAAATCTTTCCGGAAGGATAGCAAGCAAAGCTATCCTGCACTGTACAGCAGGGGAAGGGCCTGCAAGCGTGAAAAACGCTTTACAGAACAGGAAAGGGGGACACGAAGTACATTAACAATATAAATTGAAAGAAGGAAACATACTATGGAAATCACTTATTACGTTCTTGCCTGTTTATTGCAATCTTTGACCGATGAAAAGAAATTGAAACTTGCCTATATTGAACGCTTGAAACTGTATCGTGAATACATCGCCAAAGGTGGAACCGATACTTTTGATAATTCGACCCTTGCGACCCGTAGATATATGGTATCAAAAGTCCTTCAGTTTGATACTATATTACACGTTTCGTTGTGGAAACTTGCTATACAAGTACGAATTGCAATTGTAAACCCCCGTGATACGGGAGCAAAAGGAAAGATTGCGGAAGTAGTCGAACGGTTACAAACTATGAAACGTAACGGAACAACGGAAACGACATGGTCGGAATTTTTCGCACATAGTCAAAACGTGGCGGACATTATAGACGAAGCAACGGGAACAACTATTGAAAGTAAAACGGGAGTTGCGGGAGCGGATTTTTTACGAAGTGAATCAAGCGACTTTTGCAAGGCTGTAGAAGAATATAGGCACTTAGAAGAGTTACTACATTTTCATAATAAAGAATATGAATTCGATATTCTTTGCACATGGTCGGAATTTTTTGATTATTTGTCCGCATATAACAATAAAGGTTTAAATACATGGTTTGACACGGTTCCGTCGAAACGTTCCGGTAAACTGTATATTTACAAAATGCAGGTAATTAAAACAAGTAAAAAGAAAATCAAGTATTTACAATCTTTTGACAGTTGGCAGGATACGGACGAATAACATAAGGAACAAGGGGAAGGGAAAAATCCCTTCCCCTTCCACATAAAAAAAGGAAAGAAGGGTTTACAATGAATACTAAGAAACTGTATTTCTACATCTGGGTTAACGCTGTTCTCACTTATTATTCATCGGATAACACATGGAATTTGAATTTGTATCATAACGTTGACTTTTACAATTGCAATGATTCAACCGCTTTCATTATCCGGAAAGATATTTCCCCTGCACAAGCTGCACATTATATCAAGAAGTACAAATTGCAATTTGAACCGGAATATTCCGATAACGGACGAATCACATTTTCCCGTCATAAGAGTAAAATGTTTTGATATTTGACAGGATACAACGGAAGGGAACAAGCGGAAAAAATCCGCTTGTTCCCTTCTTTTTTTGTCCGAACAAGGCCCAGGGGGGAATATTACGGGATTTTTCGGTACCGAACGAATTGACGCATGGGGGCCCTCCCCATCATCCACCAATTTTTTTATTTTTGAACCAATTTTTTATTTTTAAAATTAAATATTTGACAATTCAACACCTTATATGCTATAATACAAACAAATGGAGGTGAGAGCCTTTTATGAGACATTATGTACTAGATTACAGCATCGAACGAGATTCCGATCGCTGTATCGCCGTATAGCAAATTTTGGACGCCATGCCAAATGACCCATCCGCAACAGAACTCGAACAAATGGCATCCTATATTTTATACGGTAAAGATGAGAATGGCCAAAATGCCATTCAACGCAACGAATGTACCGACAAAAATAAGAAATATAAGAGTTATAAGACAAAAGATGATAAGGTGCAATCGTTAGATGAAATGATGGAAGTGCCGGGGTTCGATGAACGCATACTAAAAAGCGCCTATTCGCGCGATCTTTATACGGCGCCAAAGCCCTCTATTTAGCGGCCACGCTATAACCGCAAAGGAGAGCTAATTGACCCAGGCGATTCTGAAATTCCAGGTATGCGCGAATAGTGGGAGATTATTGATAGATGGTAGCGTATTCTTGACATAGCCAACGGCCGCGTCAAGCCCAACGAATCTGACACTATCATTACTGACCCCTACAAAATATACCTGCTTAAACATAACTTAATTGATATTAGGAAACATTAGTATTATTTGAAGGATAGCGCCAAACCTACGCTCCACTTCCAAAATTTGGACCATCCAAAGGCTCAATTCTATGATTGGTCTGGCGACGCCTTCTATTGGATTTCTAAAGACGAATGGGAAAAGCGCGTAAAGGCCGCCTACACCTCACGCACTTCCAAGCGCCTTGAAGATTATGAAACAAGAGGGGAGGGGGACTAGTTAGAGGTTAAATGGGTTGTTTGCACCCATACCTTTGATTGGGAGGACCCAGCCCATGTTCGTGCATTATTCAATCAATATAATATGTTGTATGAGAATTTGCACGATAAGTTAGATACATACGGGCGTACCCTTTTATGGGATTTTGACCGCTATGTATCACTATGCGATTTTAGTGAGTTACGACTACTTATTATTGATATGCGGAAAAAAGGGTATGCATATGATGAAGTATTGGATGAAATACGTACACGCTATAATATTGAATATTCGCCCAATTATCTCGTATCAATTGGAAGTTAGGAAATTCCACGTCGTATTGCGAAAATAGCTAAACTCACTCGTATTGATTATATGACGCCGGATAAGAATCGTAAATATTGTATCCATTGCGGCCGTTTCCTACCGAAAGATCCAGCATTTTTTAGCCGCAATAACTCACATAAGGATCGTTTATCGAATACGTGTAAATAGTGCGACCGTAAACATCGGATTGAAAGAGGGGTGATTAGTGGTGGAGACCTCAGAGCAAAAGACCCGACGCTGCCTCAAATGCAAGCGTGAGTAGCCTGTATTTTTATTTCAAAAGACTCCCTCAAAATTTTTTCCGGGTGGACGTTGCTATATTTGTACACCGTGCCTTGAGGCAATGACGCCGCAAGATAACTTAGGTGAAGTTGACCGTTTAATGCGTTGGCTTGATTTACCATTTGATTTGAATAAGTGGACATAGTTGTATACGTAGCATGAAGATCATACGCTGACTGCATACTTTAATTTACTGTATGATGATCACTATGAGCCACTACGTTGGTCAGATGAAAATGAGCGATGGCGGCAAGCCCGTGCTGAAGGCACAATTGATGATGAGATTAAAGAATTGAATGATGCCAAATTGAAACGATTACGTAAAACATGGTCAGGAGCATATTCCACTGAATAGCTTCTTTGGCTAGATGATTTTTATAATAAGATTGTTGCGACTCAAAACGTATCGACGCCAATTCTTCAAGAAAAAGCTCGTGATTTCTGCGAACTTTAGATACATATAAAAGAAGGATTACGTAATGGTGTAGATGTTTCTAAGATGATGAAGCAGGCCGATGATATTGTTAAGACGTATCATTTTGAAGCTTCAAATGCGAAATCCGCGGCCGACTTCGAATCCGTTGGCGAGCTAATGGTTTATTATGGTAAGAAGGGATGGCATCCAAATTGGCATACTGAGCCGCAAGATTCCATTGACTTTATGATGGAAAATATACAAAATTATTTAAAGAGACTTGTAATTAATGAAGGTAATTTTGCAGAACAAGTTGAAGATAAGCGTGCTCGTTATAATATGACTGAGCGCCTTGAAAAAATTGAAAATGAGAAAGTTGAGTTTGATGAAATGGCAGATATTTAGTATGAAGGTAATGACGAACTCGCCGCCGAATTGAATGGAGGTGGGGGTATAGATGAATGATTTGATAGAAGTTGTAGAGCGAGATGGTATACCGATTGAGAAAGGTATTACTCTCACGCGCGAATATCTTGATGCAAATTAGGAACTTTTTACTAAATATTTAAATCTTTGGTTACTCTATCCAGATTTATTTTTAGATGCTGTGCAAGCCACCGAGGATGCACGCAATTTTCATTTAAAGCCGTTTTAGCGTATTATGTTGCGCGCGAGTATGCGTTACAGATATCATTTCCTTACTGCTACTCGTGCTACCTCTAAATCCTTTACCGCATACTTGTGCGCACTAGTACGTGCCGTTTTACAACCCAATTCTTCTATAATGCTTGCATCAGAAGTTAAAGGTACAGTTATTAATATTGCAAAAGATAAGTTTGCTTAGTTCTTTAGACATTGGCCTTTACTTGAAAAAGAACTTGCTACACGACAAGATGATGGTAAGACTGGTGTTAAATCTAGTAATAACTATTATGAATTATATTTTAAGAATGGTAGTTAGATTACTGTTGTCGCTAAAGATACATCTCGTGGATTGCGTGCAACCGCCGCAATTTGGGAAGAATGTGCTCTTATTACAGAATAGGCATTTGTTGAAGTTCTATGGCCTCAGTTAAACGTTAAACGTACTGAAGTTGATGGAACATTGAATCCTGATGAACCATCATCTCCTCAAACATTTATTACTACTGCGGCCGATAGAACAGTATACATGTATCGTAGATTAATTGAAATAGCTGTAAATGCTGTATTGCGGCCGAAAGAGTTCTTTTGCTGGGGGATGAGTTATGAGATTCCTGTGCATTATGGACTAGTAGACTATGCTACCATGATGGACCAGCGTTATTCAAATAACGTTTCTGAAGAGTCATTTGCTCGTGAGAATTTATCAATCTGGACCGGTAATAGTGAAGATGCATGGTTAGATAGTCGTCGTTTAAATAAATTACGTTCTTTATTAAAATGTGAACGTCGAGCTATAAGATTACCAGATGGTGCTTTTTATATAATGGGTATTGACGTGGCACGTTATGGCGCGAATACCGCTATTATGATTATTAAAGTATTACCTGGGGAGGCTCGTTTTAGGAAAAATGTTGTCTATACTGAGGTAATACATGGAGAGAACTATATTACTGTTCAAGCACCGCGTATTAAAAAATTAATTTAGTTATTTAATCCTCTTGAGGTAGTAATAGATGGTAATGGTCCAGGTATTGGTTTACTGGACGCTATGGTATTACCTTCTTATGAATCTACTACAGGCGAACAATTTCCTGCATATTTTACTTTTAATGATGAAAATCATTTACCACCGAATATGCACGAAGAATTAGAAGAACCAATACCAAAATTTAATGCAATTTTGTATGATATAAAAGCTGGAACAAGTAATGAAGATGAAATTCATGCGGCATTTCTTGCTTCAGTAAATAATGGTTCAACTGCATTTTTAGCGCATGAACGTATTGTTAAGGATAAGTTAATGCAAACAAAGAAAGGATAGCGTATGACTTCTTATGAC